CGTGGAGGATGCAAATCGCCGAGCGGTGGAGACAGGCGGCAAGCCGACAAAGAGCCAGTACAGCGCCATAAAAGAGCGAGGCTTGTCTGATGCGGAAACCGAAGCAGAGTTGGAACAGATTCGCTTAGAAGATGCCGCTGCAGCTCCCAATCTATTGGGCATTGTTGACCGCTTCGAAGATGATGAGGACTTGGACGATGGCGACACAGCGTGACATTGATAGTCTCGTCGAGCTGTATCTGAGCGCACGGGAACGGCTTTATAGGACGATAACTGGAGACACGGGTGTTGGAGCGAAAACTTACGCCAACACTATCCTCAAGCAGCTGGAAGTGGAGTTGTCCGGATTAAAGCGGGCATCAAGGCGCTTTGTTGACACCCGAGTCCCGAAGGAGTACAAACAAGAACTTGACCGGCTGTATGCGTATTTTACGAAACATAATCTATTGATGCGCCAGCCTGCGGCTTTTGCGTCCCTCCACAATGATGCAATATACACCATCGCCCGAGAGATGCAACATCAGTTGGACGATGCACTCATCACTGTTGGTAGACAGGCGACTCGCTATGTAGAGCGAGCGCAGGATGAGGTTCTTCGGCAGACGGGACTTCGCCAGACAGGAATCAAAATGGCTTCCGGAGGAACAGTGGAGGACATGCGCAGGCATCTTGTCAAGGATTTGCAGGACAATGGATTCATGACGGTGCAGTATGGTGCCGGGAAATATATTCGTCAGGTGCCAGTGGATGTGTATGCCGCCATGGTGGCTCGCTCCACTACCAGAGAAGCGGGGAACACGGCACGGCTAAACCAGCTCACCGCTAACGGCTACGACCTTGTAAAAATAACAGAGCATTACCCGACCTGCGAGGTTTGTGCCATACATCAGGGCAGGGTTTACAGCATATCCGGTAATGACAGGAGATTCCCGCCGCTCAGTCGGGCTTTCGGGCAGTACAAAAATATTCATCCAAATTGCAGGCACAGCGCTCACGCTTGGATTGAATCCCTGCAAACCCAAGAAGAAATAGCAGATGCAATCAGGCAATCTAATCGCCCTTTCAAAGACAGCCGGAGCGCCCAAGAAATCGCCCGCTACAATGCGCAGCAGGACAAAAATCGCAGGGCCAGAGAAACTTTATATCAGTATGAGCGATATAAAGCCAGACTGGGTGATGATGCGCCAAAGAGCTTTCAGGCTTTTGCCAGAATGAAACGGCAAGGCGGCGATTTGTGGGAGTTCATGCAATTAGACTATCGGCGCAGGAATACACTGTTGCAGAACCCTGATTGGGCGCTGCCTTTTGCAGATGCAGCAACGGCTGCTGAAAGAAAATTCACGCACTATCTTTTTGGCGGAAACTTTACGGAGGGTTTAGCAAAAGGTGTTGCCTTTACAAGCCGTTTGGGGTATAATATTGACAACTGGAAGACCCTGCAAGAGCAGATTCTTAAACGTGCTCTGTTGTACCCAACAAAAGACAAAGGATTAAATGCTGTCGGCTTGCAGAGGTACGAACAGTTTCAAGTGATTTACGGCTTAAAAGGCAAGCCGGCCAACGTCAAAGTGGCGTGGGTTGTGGAAAGCGGAGCAGTTAAGATGACAACAGCAATGATAGAGGAGGTGAAGTGAGCAGTGGAACAGATAAAAGAATATTCAACGGTTTTAATCCGTGCGGGAACATATGAATCGTTCTTCGGCGGCGTCGTCACTCTTACGGAAGATACGCAGGGCGGCGTTATAGAGGTTTATGGCGACCAGCAGCTGTTCACTATAGACCTTGGCGAAATCATTGATGTAAAGCGTGAGGACATCATAAGAGCGTTAAGCGCATAGCGTCTGGTAATTTAATAAATTAAGCATCTTATCGAAAGATAGGGTGCTTTTTTGATGGCAATTCTCCTAAGGAAAAATTTTGAAAACCCCTTGACAAGTAACTAGTAACGATGTATGATGTTACTAGTTACAGGAGGTGATGACTTGTCACCAGAAAGCAGAGCCGAGTACATGAAAAATCGCCGTAAAACCATTGGACAGTTTAGTGTTTCAGTCCCAAAAGAGAAGCTAGATGCGCTATCGGAGAAGTTGGGAGAGCAGAACAAAACGAAAACTCAATGGCTTAACGAGAAGATTGACGAAGAACTCGGTAAATAAAACAGGGTAAGCCGCCCTCATCGAAAAGTACGGCTCACCCCACAACGACAGAGTTGCCTCTATCTGAAATCTATTATAAATCAGATAGGGTCTTCTGTCAAACTACAAAATTTGATAGGAGTTTTTATCATGACAAAATTACAGAAGCTTTCCAGAGATACATCGAACGAGGCATTGAACCTGTCCCTATTGTTGGCGAGGGCAAAAGCGGCGCACGACAGCCTGCAAAACGACTATTTCAATAAAGGCGGTGCCGACCATAGCGGCGAGGCCGGAATGATGCTCATTGCGTATTACGACAGCGCAGCGACTTTCTCCGACATTGTTGGCGACTATCTTGCGCAGGCGAGCAAGGCAATGCAGACCATTGAGGGCCTCACCCGCCAGCTGCATGCGGAAACCGCCGAACGCAAGGAGGCGAGGGTGGCATGAAGAGTCAACTTGTAGCCTTAATCGGCGGCATTAAGGATGAGCAGAAAATTAAAACAATTCTGGCTTTTGTCCGTGCATTGACGAAAGAAGTGGGAGGAATAAAAGAGCATGAATGAGTTAATCAAAGTTGACTACAGCCAAGAAAATCCGGCGGTTTCCGCTCGTGAGCTGCATGAGGTTTTGGAAGTAAGCACAGAATACCGCCATTGGTTCCCTCGCATGTGCGAATATGGATTTTTGGAGGGCGAAGACTTTCGGTCATTTTTGAACGAAAGTTCCGGCGGTCGTCCGGCGCAGGATGCCCTCCTATCCATCGACATGGCGAAAGAAATCTGTATGCTCCAGCGCAACGATAAGGGCAAGGAGGCACGACAGTATTTCATCCGTCTTGAACGTGACTGGAACAGCCCTGAAAAGGTGATGGCACGTGCGCTGCGGATTGCGGAGCATCAAATCAAGGCTCTTAGTGGCGAGAACACCATCCAGAAGCAGCTTATCGCTGAGATGAAGCCGAAAGCGGACTACACTGACCGTATCTTGCGCAGCAAGGCACTGGTGACCGCCACGCAGATAGCAAAGGACTATGGCATGAGTGGCAAGGCAATGAACAAGCTGCTGCATAAGATGGGTGTGCAATACAAGGTGTCCGACCAGTGGGTGCTGTATGCCAAGCACCAAGCAAAAGGTTATACCCATTCCGAAACGATTGATATTGTTCGGACTGACGGGACAGACGACGTGAAGATGAACACCAAGTGGACACAGAAAGGGCGGTTGTTCCTCTATAATCTGCTGAAAGTGGATGGCATTTTACCATTGATTGAGCGGACGGAGGACAGCGAAGCAAGCTAACCACAAAGTTTAATAAAAGAGCGTTCCAGCTTTCGAGTTGGGGCGCTTTTTTATACCCATTTACTCGGCGTGGGCGTAAATTAAGTCGAGAGAAAATGACCTAACAAAATTTAGGAGGATACCATTGTGGAAGAAGTTATCACTACCAAAACCGTGGAGACGGAGGCCGGAACTGCTGCCGAACAGCAGAGCGCACAAACCACCCCACCCCAGCAAGCAGATGTCAGCGGTCTCGTGGCAAAGGAAAGCCGCAAGGCCGTAGAGAAGCTGCTGAAGGATGCTGGAATCACGCCAGAGGAAAACCCTGAAATGCAGCTCAAGGAATATAAAACGTGGCTGGACGGGCAAAAGACCGACCTCGATAAGGCCACCGGCGCAGTCGCCGCACTCACGAAGGAACGAGACGAGGCACTTGCGGGCATGGCTGCCCTTGAGCGAAAAATCGTCGTGCTGGGAAAGGGCATACCCGACAATTTGTCAGACAAGTATGCCAAGTTAGCAGAAACCTATAGTAACGAGAGCACGCCTTTTGACAAGGCTCTGGAAGCAGCTCTCAAAGATTTTCCAATTACGCCGCAGGGCGTGCCCGGTGCAGGGAGCCCGCCGCCTGCTCCGAAGCAGATGCCGAATTCCTTGAATGACAGGATTGCATTTAAGGCGGGACAACTTATTTAGAAAAAGAAAGGAAGTTATTTATGCCTGGTATTACTGGAATGGGCCTGACATTTAATCTGCCCAACTTTGTCGGAGAGCTTTTCGAAATTACTCCTTCCGACACCCCTCTCACAAGCGCAATTGGAGGTCTTTCCGGCGGCGAGGCCGTCACAGCAACAACCTTCCAATGGCAGGGCTACGACCTTCGTGACGCCGGTCAGAACACAAAGATTGAGGGCGCTGTTGCCCCCGACGCCGAGGCTCGTGTCCGGCAGAACATCACCAATGTGGTGCAAATCCATCAGGAAACGGTTGATGTGTCCTACACCAAGCAAGCGGCGACTGGGTTGCACTCTGGTGCCAGTATCGCAGGAACCAACCCTGTACAGGACGAGCTCAGCTTCCAAACAACGGCTATGCTCAAACAGGTCGCTCGTGACATTGAGTACAGCTTTATCAACGGCAGCTATCAGAGTCCGGTAGACAACACCACTCCCAGAAAGACCCGTGGATTGCTGGAGGCCATCACCACCAATGTCATCACCAACGGTTCTCCTGCGGCATTGACGAAGGACATGGTACTCGACCTGATGCAAAAAGTTTGGGACAACGGCGGAATCAAAGAGAGCGAGACCGCAACGCTGCTCACCAACAGCGCCATCAAGCGTGAGCTGACTCGCCTGTTCATCACTGAAGCCGGGTATCAGGAGCAGACCCGAAATGTCGGCGGTGTGAACGTGACCACCATTGAGACCGATTTTGGCCGTGTCAACATCATGCTCAACCGCTATATGCCCGCTGACCAGCTTGCTGTTTCTTCCCTAGAGCTTCTCAAGCCCAAATTCCTGCTCATTCCCGAAAAGGGCTTCCTGTTCCTTGAGGAACTGGCCAAGGTTGGCGCATCTAGCAAATTCCAGATTTACGGCGAAGTGGGCCTTGAGTACGGCAACGAGCGTGCTCACGGCAAAATCACCGGCTTGGCCGTGTCCTGATAGGAGGGAAAATCATGACGGTTTTATGTGAAAAGTACCCGCAGCTCCATGTGTATGACCTCAAGGTTCGATTTATTGATGGCAAGGCGGAGGTTGACAAAAAGACTGTCGAGGCGTTGAAAAAGATGAAGGGATTTTCTTTCGAATTTTCCGAATCGGAAGACGGCGCAGACGATGACGCCGGGGATTGACAGCTACGTCACCCTTGCCGAAGCTGACGACTATATTTCCAATTTCCACCCAGGGAGTGCGTGGGAAAACTTAATTGGTGCCAAAAGGGAACAGCGCCTTGTGCTTGCTTGTGAGCGGCTCGAGGCACTTCCCTTTTCCGGCAGGAAGACGGGGCGGGATCAAACGCTGTCTTTCCCACGCTTCCCGAACACAACTGTTCCTGAATCTATCAAAGCGGCTCAGGTGGAGATTGCATTGTTGTTTGTGTCGCAAAGCGGGCTGTCCGCTGAAGCTGCGCAGCGGGCCAATTTGCAGCGGCAGGGCGTGACTTCGTTTTCCATCGGCGACCTGTCAGAAAGTTATGGCGGGAAGTCCGGCTTGGTGGAAGACCACACTTTCCTCGCCAATGCCGAAATTCACGCATTACTCAACCGATTTTTGCAAGGAGGTTATCCAATATGCTGAGCACATATCTCAATCAAAGCGCAGCGCACAAGGCCGCCCTCCGTGACGAAGAGGGCATGGTCATGGATGAATATGGTCAGGCCCAGTACGAAGAAGAAGTCATTCGCCCCTGCCGTCGTCAGCCAAAAGCTCAAGAAGTTCTCACGGCCAATGGCCAGGCCGTCAAGACTAGCATGGTCTACTATCTGGAAGCCGAAGTCTTTGAGGGTGACCTTCTGGACGGCTTGCGAGTGGAACAGGTGAGCGCATGGGTGACTCTCGGCGGTACACCGATGGGCTGGAAGGTGGTCTGCTGATGAAAGTAAAGGTCACTCTTTCTGACAAGGCATTGAATCGGCAGATAGATAGGGCTTTGAAGACATCCCCGAAGGAGGCTGGGAGGGCTATGATGGACTGTGTGCTTGACCTTGCGGGGGAAAGCGCCAGTCGTGCGCCGGTTGAGTCAGGCGACCTTCGGGATAATTGTCATGGAGCCGTGGGCGGGGCGACTGTGTTTCAAAACCAGACACCGACGGCGGCGCCTATCACCACAATGCCAAAGCTCGTCGGAGAAGTGGGCTATTCGCTTCCTTACGCTTTGCGCCAGCATGAGGATTTAAGCCTCGACCACGACAGGAGTGACGGGAAAGAGCGAAGAAATGTGGTGCGGTACACAACAACAAACGGCGAGGTTTTCACCAGCATCGGGGATAGCTCAGTCAACATGGTTGCAGGCGGCGAAGCGAAGTTTTTGGAAAGACCTTTTGAGGAGCGGACACCAAGATATATCGACCGCTTCGCAAGAGTAGTGGAGGACACGCTGAAATGAACATTCTCGAAATTGTGAAGGCGGCGCTCGGCAAGGATGCATTTCTCGGCGTTATGCCAGAGAAACCGGACAAAGCCATTGCCTTGACTCAATACGGCGGAAGCACCGAAGCTTTCTTCGACCGAACGGTCGAATCTCCCAACGTACAAGCCCGCTGCAGGGCAAAAACCGCTCTCGAAGCTTTTGCTATGGCTGATGAAATAAGAGGCGTCCTTGACCGCTATGTGGGGCAGGGCGTGGCTATCCGGCAAATAACGCCGGTGCTTGATATCGGTCAGGACGACAAAGGCCGCAGGGAATACACAATCAATTTTTCAATTAATCCGATAGGAGGGTAAATTATGGCACTTTATCAGGGTGTGACGGGTAAAATCTCCACCAAAAAAGAGGATGGCGGCACCGAAGAGTATCTTGTTCACATGACCAATTGGAGCGTGGACACGACCAAGGCCATTGACGAAACTGCATACTTCGGCGGTAGCGCAACGCAGGAAGGCTTCACCGAGAAGACCCCCGGCGTCAAGTCTTGGACAGCATCTGCGGACGGTGCGGCAGATTTTGGCGCAGAGAGCGGTCAGAAGGGGATTATGGACGCCTACCTCAACGACGACATTCTCACCTGCACGTTCTATCTCGACGAAAATACAGGCGTGCAAGGCGAAGGAATCATTGAGAGCCTAACCATCAGCCACGCCGCCGACGGCAAGGGCGAGATTTCTATTAGTGTGTCCGGCAACGGAGTTCCGGAACTTCTGACGGCGTAAGAGAGGGGAAAATAATGGCAACAACATTTGTAACCATCGGAAGTGAGCAATATGAGCTCACTGTTTCCATGCGTGTGACGCAAAGTATCTGCAAAAAATTCAGTAAGACGCCGGAGCAGCTCATGGGCGCACTCGTAGAGGGAAGTCCCTCGGTAATGATTGACATTCTCAAAATGGGCCTGACAGACAAGGAACAGAGTAAGGCTCTGGAGGATGCTATTTTGGATGGGGATTGCGGTCTGGCGCACCTGCGCAACATCACCGGCTCATTTCTTCTTGAGCTGAGCTATCCCGGTTCGGACGCTGAAAAGGAGGCTTCCATTGCTTCTACCGTGGGGGCAAATGAAGAGCAAAAAAACGGCATGAGGGCGATTCTGGGGTTGCCCCTGATGCCTGTTTTGGAACCCCAGAATTTTGGGAACGCCTAACTGAGGACGCTTTCGTCATCGGCCTGCCGCCGACGCAATTGAACGATTTGAGCCTGTGGGAATTTAATGCCTGTGTTCGGGCTTACAATCGTCGGCGGCGGGAAGAAGGCGAAGCGGAACTTGCCAGCAATTGGCGCACGGCTAATTTCTCTGGTGCCGCTTTTGGCGGAAAATTGAAGAATTTAGACAATTACACTGGCAAGAAAGCGACCGTCGCCCCCAAGGTGACCGCCGAGCAAATGGCAAAAATCGACAAGCGTTTTAAGGAGCGGAGGGAAGCAAATGGGCCTGATGAATGAACTGAAGGTTAAGTTTACGTCGGATGTTACCGGACTGAATAAGGGTTTCAAGGCTGCAAATAACGGCATCAAACAAATGACGAGTGGCCTCACCAATGTTGCCAAGACCGCCGCTCAGCTTGCGGGCGTCACGGTGAGCGTCAAGCTTCTGGCAGATAGTTTTAAGGCGTTCACAGCACTAGAAAGTAGCATGGCACGCACTGGAGACATTTTTGGAGCTGCAGGGCGAAATATTCAAGCATTTGCCGAAGGGTCGGCTAAGTCGTTCGGTTTGGCCGAGAGTTCGGTGTACCAGTACGCCGCTACTTACGGAAACCTGTTTAAAAACATCACTGCAAGCACGACGGAAAACTCTGCGGTGACCATACAAATGCTCCAAGCATCTGCCGTGGTTGCATCCAAGACGGGGCGCACCATGGAAGATGTCATGGACAGAATCCGCAGTGGCCTGCTCGGTAGCACAGAAGCAATTGAGGACTTGGGTATCAACGTCAATATCTCTATGCTGGAGATGACCGACGCATTCAGGCGCATTGCTGACGGGCGCAGCTGGAATCAGCTTAATTTCTATGAACAGCAGCAGATTCGCACATTGGGCATTTTGGAGCAGGCACACAAGAATTTCGGTGACACGGTGCAAAACGGCACAGCCTTCTCTCTGGCAACGCTAAGCGGTGCTTTCAAGGACTTGATGGCTACGGCTGGAAACTTTCTCAATGTGGCGCTTAGACCAATCATACAGGCACTCACGACCATTGTGCAACTCGCCACAGCGGCGCTCAAGGGGCTTGCAGCTCTCTTGGGAATCAACGCAACCATCGACATTGGCGACGGATTGGAAGCAGGTGGAGCGGGTGCAGGGGAGATTGCTGACGGGCTCGGAGACGCAGCGAAGAATGCCAAAAAGCTCAACCAGCAGTTGGCGGGGTTTGATGAACTTAACGACATGACGAAAAGCGCAGCCAGTGGTGGTTCTGCTACGTCCTCTTCCGCTGGCGGTGGAGCGGGCGGCATGGGCATCACCATGAACTTCGAAGAACTCCAGCCGCCTGATACGACTTGGGCTGATGGCTTGCTTGAGTGGGCGAGGAATTTCAACGCCCTGCTGGAGCCACTGAAAGCCTCGCTGAGAGGACTGTGGGAAACACTCCAAAGCATCGGTGGATTTGCATGGCAGGGTTTGCAAAATTTCTATGATAAGTTCTTAAAACCTGTCGGAACGTGGGTGCTCGGTTCTGGCCTTCCTCGTCTTGTGGACGCTCTAAAAAACGGGCTTGAAGCGGTGAATTGGAGCCGCATCAATGACGCACTTTCGAAGCTGTGGGAACGTTTGACACCGTTTGCAATCAATGTGGGTGAGGGGCTTGTCTGGTTTTGGGAAAATGTACTTGTTCCGCTGGGCACGTGGACGATGAATAATGTTGTGCCTGCGTTTTTGGACATTCTTTCGAGCGCAATTGGCGGCCTGAACGAGATTGTGGAGGCACTCAAGCCGCTCGGGACGTGGCTGTGGGAAAAGTTCTTGCAACCGCTTGCGGAGTGGACGGGTGGCGTAATTGTCGATGCTCTCAGTGGAATTAACGATGCACTCAAACAGTTCTCTGATTGGGCGAAAGATAATCACAAGACAATTGAGAATGCAGCCATTGTGATTGGAAGCCTCGCCACTGCGTTCGGACTTGTTAATATTGCTGTTGGATTGTGGAAGGCAATTGGTGCAGCCGCTACTGCGGTAACGGCTGCGTTCGGTGTCGCCATAAACGGCACACTTCTTCCAGTCCTTCTTGTCTCGGCTGCCATCGGCGCACTCATTGCAGTCGTTGTCCTGCTGATTCGCAATTGGGATGAGATTAAGGAAAAGGCCATTGCGGTGTGGGAATCCATCCAGCTCGCCTGGTCTGCCGCCGGGGAGTGGTTCAACATAACAGTTGTCGCACCTGTTAAGACATTCTTTTCCGGCTTGTGGGAGGGCATCAAAACCGCCGCTTCTGGTGCCTGGGAGAATGTAAAGGCAACATGGCAGGGTGTGAAGGACTGGTTCAACGACACCATCATCAACCCGGTAAGGGATGCATTCAAGCTCGCTTGTGAGAATATAGGTGGATTCTTCACCGGCCTTTGGGACGGTATCAAGAAGACCTTCTCGCAAATTGGCGAATGGTTCCAGGTGAATGTCGCCGACGTGGTTAGTGGAACATTCAAGGGACTGGTGAACAACATCCTTGGCGGGCTGGAAAAGTTCTTGAATAACGCCGTTGGTGCGATAAACAAATTGATAGCCAGCATCAATAGCGCCCTCAGTATGGTTGGTGTAAGCATCAGACCACTCCAGCCTGTGCAATTGCCACGGCTCGCAAAGGGGGGGCTCGCTTATGGAGAGGTTCAGGCTATCGTCGGTGACAACCGAAACGCTCGGCAAGACCCGGAGGTCATATCGCCGCTGTCCACGCTGCAAGACATGATTCTTGGCGCAATGGTTCAGCGTGATATTGCCGGTGGTGGCTCGCAAGAAATTAGAATTACTATGGCGATGCCGAATGGGGAAGTTTTGGCTGACCTCATGGTTGACCCACTAAACAAAACAGCAAAGAACATGGGCTTTAATCCCGTGTTCAGTCCGGCATAAAGGGGGAACGGCAGTGCACTACGAGAATTTTAATTTGCGCATTGACGGGACTGTCATTCCCCCTCCGTCTGGGTATGGCTTCTCAGAGGCTGACCTTGTGGAGAACAGCAATAGAAACGCCAACGGCTATCTGTCCTGGGACAACGTCAGGCAAAATGTCGGGAAGCTCGACCTGACCTGGGACAATCTGGACGGCGACCGGCTGAAAGCAGTTATTGCAACAATCCGAGGGAGGAAGAAATTCATGGCAACCTTCTTCAACCCAAACACTGGGGACTGGGAAACGAGGGAATTTTATGCAGGCGACAGAGCGACACAGCTTGCCCGCTTTATCTCGGCCGCAAGATATTACGCTTCGCTAACAGTCCCATTTGTAGAGGTATAGCCCATGAGAACGGTAACACCCGCCTTAAAAGAGGCGTTCAACCCAAACAGCGGAGAAGGGGCCCGCTTCATTGACTGGGAAGTTTCGTTTGAAATCATCCAGACGGAAATCTATTCGGACTTGTCCGCATCTGCGGCGCAGGACACAAGAATCAGCCGCATCGGGCAGGTTATCCAGCGGCTCGGAACGCCAATAGTCCCTGCAACCTATGAGCTGGGCGGTTTCCCGCTGGACGGTTCTGTGGTCGTGCCGCCGAGGCCAAGCGAAGTGCCTGACGCTGTTGTCGGGCTCTATATGAATGACATCTCCGACGCTGACGGCAATTTCGCTGCCCCGCAGGTTTTCACAGCGTCAACAATATCTGGGGGTACCTATAACCTCATCGCAATTACACTTGTGTGGGGCGCAGTTGTGCCGTTGGATTTCGTCGTACGCTGGTACAACGGCACAACGCTGCTGGAGGATGCAGTATACACAGACAACACGGACAGCACCGTGCTTATCAACGAGGCCGTCTCTGGCGTGAATCGTGTAACTGTGACAGTAACCCGCACGGCCCCGCATCATCGTGTCAGACTAGCAGAATTTATCCCCGGAGCAATCGTGCAATATGACAAGAGCAATTCCGAAACGCTTTCCATTGTCGAGCAGTGCGACCCGCTGTCGGAGCGTGTGCCTGCCGGAACTCTAAAGTTGGCGGCGCAAAACATTGCCCATAAATTCAACATCTTCGACCCAAGCGGAATTTACGCCTATTTCCGTGACCGCATGATTCTCAACACAAGAATTGGGGCTATGCAGGCGAACGGGCAATACGGCTACGTGCAAATGAACCAGCATTATTTGAAGTCCCCAAAACTGACGGGAAATCTGTCAACAATTGTGCTGGATGGCGTGAATCTGCTCGGAGTTCTGGGTGATACCCAATACACAACCGGCGCATACAAAACCGCCACGCTGGCGACCTTCGCCAACGACGTTGCAGCATCGGCGGGCGTGACAATTTCATACCCGGCCAGATTTGCAAATATCACGATAACCGCCTACATCGGCACAATGTCCCATGCGCATGCGTTCCGGCTGATTGCACAAGCGGGAAGCACAATCCTCGCCATCGGCAGGGATAACACAATCCTATTCGAAGAGCCCGAGGTTGGAATCTCCGAGCTTATGACCAGGAAAGATTACCGCATGGAAAACGGCCTGCTGCCTGCGGACAAGGATATTTTCAACACTGTGCGCATCCCGCAGATTACATACACGCAGGAAACGACACGAGATGAGCTTTTTAAAGCCTCCGTGACCGGCTCGCTGGTGTCAGCTGTGTTTTATGCGGACAATTGCATCATCACCACGACCGGCGGTGTGTACCATAAAAATTATGACCCGTCCACAGGCCACATAGCATCCGTGGCAGGCGGCGCAGTGACCGTGCAGGGCTACACTCTTGACAGGAATGTAAGCACCGTTGAGCGGACAATTCGGCAGGGGAGTGAGATTGCTTTTGTCTATGACAAAATGAAAGAAAACCCGCTTGTCCAGTCAAGCAATGTGAACGCAGTAGCGGATTATTATTTGCTCCATGCTGTCGTTCGGCGGCGCATGGTCACCATGAATTATAGAGGGTATCCATATCTTGAGATGGCCGATGCGGTGTCTTTTGATTACGGCTCCGGCAGCACGCAGAATTTCCTAGTGACGAAAAACTCCCTCACTCTGGCCGGAGGCATGGTTGGCGTATTGGAGGCGAAGGAACAATGATTTGGAAGACTGATTGGACAGAAAACGACAAGCACGCTAGAAACGGCGACGCTGACGTTTCACGTCTTTTTAACAATTACAATATGTTGAAAGCACTTTTGGTTCAATTCGGCTTCCCCTTGGACTTTGCGTTGCCTGATACTGATGGGTTCAAAACTCTTTCCTTCTCTGATTTCCTCAATGCAATCGAGGGTGCCTTGAGCCAGATGCACGTGTTCCCGAACATCCCTTGGGTTGGTGCAGAGAAAAGCTGGGTTCCGGTAGAAGCGGCCCCAACCTATCAGGATGTGAACCGCTGGGAGCAAAACGGAAAAGCGGTTGACGATGAAGCAGAGCTGCGGACAAGAGCAATCTATTTTAGCGGCGAAATATACAGTGGCGAGGTGTAAAAATGAAAGATAGAGAATCCCTATATCCGGGGCGGGTGCAATTGACGCCCGTGCCAGGGCAACCAAATTTATTTGACTTGGTTCGAGCCGACCAGCCGACAGAGCCGGGGACTATGCTCAACACCGCCAACCTCTTCCGAGACACCACGGCCCTGTCCCTCGGCCTGACTGCGGAAGCGGTGCCGGATGATGCCCTGCAAATACTAAAGGCCCTCAACATTGGTACCGAGCTAACCTCTCTTGCTCCCTTAGATGCAAACGAAGCGGGTGGCACCTGGCTCCCCCTGGATGGTCGCACCATAACGGCGGCGGCCTACCCGGCGCTGGTGGAGCTGGCACAGAATTATTACCCCCGGGTGCTGTCGCAGGCGGCGATTTCGCAGACATTCACCGTGCAGCCGAGGTGGACGGCCAGATTTGCCTGGTTCTATGGACGGGACGACGGCATGGTATATCAAATCAACAAGGAAGGGTCTGCGTTCATGGTTCGGCGGAATAATGCGATAATTGGAGAATTTGCGCACAATTTCGGCGAAACTCTTTCAGTCATTTTTGAAACGAAAACCTGCTTTTTTGTCTGGATATGGAATAGCTCGAATGGATATATATATCGAGCGACAGACAAGGCAAATCCTACCTGGGAGCAGGTAGGAGCGGCGACGAACACAGGGGGCTTTTACACGGCGGGAAGTGTGCTGGTTGATTATGAAGGGGATTCGCTGTTGATTCTTGGAGAAATGTCTGGCGGAAATATTGGAATCAATAAGTTTACCAGAACCGGCATCACTCGTGTGACTGTCGCCAGCTTTGGAACATCTAGTGTTCATGTCAGCGTCATAAACGGACGAATGTTTACAATGAGTCCCACCGGGACAGTGCTTGGAGAAATCCTGACAAATGCGGCCGGGGCGATTACAGGGTACACAACGGCTCCGGCAAATTTGCCGATAATTCTTAGCGTGGGACTAAGAAGAATTGTAAGGTGTGCAAATGGGAGATATATGACAGTGCCCAGAACAACCGGGCAAACATATGTATTTGAACCGGACGGAGAAACTGTTGCAAATATATTCACAGGCAAAGTCCCAGGAACCTACACGCTGTGGACGGCATTTGCGTGGGGAAACACGATGGTGATATTAGAAGAAGGCGGCATATTGACAATGGTGGCACAGGACGGGAGGACATTTAACCTCACAGCACTGAACGGAAGCACAGAGATAGTATTGAACGCACTCGGGTCTTATGCCTCCAATTTGGATGGCTTATACGATGCGGACAACCTAGTGGCGAGCGGACTGGATGGGTCGACACGCCGCACCTACAAG